TGGTTAAGCACAACGGAAGCTGAGATTGTCTTTGACAACTTGGCCGAAGCAATACGTGACCAGACAGAAGCGACAAGCCTGTTGTTCTGCCTGTCAGACCACGACAACTACCGCAAAGAACTTTACCCAGCGTACAAAGCTAACCGCAAAGGGCGGCGTCCGCTTGGCTGGTCGTACATGCGCGGGTACTGCACAGACAAATACGGTGGGTTCAGTAAGCCTACCCTTGAGGGTGATGACCTAGTGGGCATGCACGGCAGTGAACCGGGCAGCATTATCGTTAGCATCGACAAGGACTTGCGCACCGTACCTGGCTTGCACTTGGACTTGAACGAGGGCGAGGTGATTGAGGTCACAGCCGACGAAGCCAATTACAACCACATGCTCCAAAGCATTACAGGTGACAGCACCGACAACTACCCCGGCGTGCCAGGTTTAGGCAAGGTACGGGCAGCGCGTCTGCTAGAAAACTGCACGACACCATTAGAAAGATGGGAGGTTGTCGTTTCCGCGTACGAAAAAGCTGGCGAAACTGCAAACGATGCGTTGACGCAAGCACGTCTTGCGTACATTCTGCGTTCCTTTTCTGAATTCGATTTGGACACAGGAGTAAATCTTTGGACCCCGCCGACTTAGCAAAATTAAAGCTTAGCTTTGCCGCACCAGACGCAGAGTTTGGCACCACAGAAGTTTACCACCCCGACCACTACACGCAGGGCATTGAGTGCCTGGATTACATCATGTCGCACGACATGAATCCAGCGCAGGCAAACTGCATAAAGTATCTGACCCGATACAAACACAAAGGGTCGCCGCTTAAAGACCTGCTGAAATGTAAATTTTATCTGCACTACCTAATCAAACAAGAAATCGCACGTGAAGAACTGGGGATGAATGATGTTTCGTAATGAATTCGCTACCACTATTTTCAACCAGAAATACGCTCACGAAGGGGCAGAGACATGGCCCAAGCTGTGCCGCGCTTTAGTGGACGCGGTGTGTGGCGACCTTATGCCTGCGGACGACAAAGACCAGCTTGTGCAGTACATGACCGAGTTCAAATGGTTGGCTGGTGGACGCTACTTGGCGAACGCGAACAAGGAATGGAAGGCATACAATAACTGTTTTTTGCTAGCAGCAACGGAAGACACCCGTCAGGATTGGGCTAATCTGTCCCGCTGGTCAGAGCTTTGCCTGACGATGGGTGGCGGCATCGGTATTGATTTCTCCGCGTACCGACCAAAGGGTTCCCCGCTGAAGCGCAGTGGTGGCGTAGCGTCAGGCGCAGTAAGCAAGGCGCTAATGATTAATGAGATTGGCCGACAGGTGCGCCAAGGTGGAGACCGTCGCAGCGCCATGTACGGCAGCTTGAACTGGAAACACGGCGACATAGACGATTTCTTGGCGGCAAAGAACTGGCACGACATGCCTATTGCTGGGACGGGGAAAACAATCGCAGACGTAAAGGCTGAAGACTTTAATTTTCCCGCCCCGTTAGACATGATGAACGTGTCCGTCAACTACGACACTGAATGGGTTCAAGAGTATTACAAGACGGGTGAACCTGGTCGTGTATTCCGCAAGAACGTCGAGCAAGCGTTGCGGACGAGCGAACCTGGATTCAGCTTCAACATGTTTGAGCATGAGGGCGAAACGCTTCGTAATGCGTGCACAGAAGTAGTAAGCCACATCGACACGCCGCACGACGTGTGCAACCTAGCGTCACTCAACTTCAGCCGCATCGAAAACTTGCAAGAACTAGAGGACGTAACCCGCCTTGTGACAAAGTTCTTGCTGTGTGGTACTTTGGCGAGCGCTTTGCCGTATGAAGAATGTTACCGCACTCGCGAGTTAAACCGTAGGCTGGGTCTTGGAATCATGGGCCTACACGAATGGTTGCTGGCGCGTGGGTATAACTACGAAGTGAACGATGAATTGCATTCGTGGCTAGATGTATACGAGACCGCATCGGATGCGGAAGCGACCGCGTTCTCCAAAACTCTTGGTGTCTCGCGGCCAAAGGGCGTGCGCGCTATTGCCCCGACCGGGAGCATTGGCATCCTCGCTGGCACGACCACGGGCATCGAGCCGCTCTTTGCTGTTGCGTACAAGCGCCGCTGGCTGGGTCCAGACAATCAGTGGCAATACCAGTACGTTGTCGATAGCGCTGCCCAAGAGGTGATTGATCGTTACGGCGTGGACCCTGACAAGATTGAAAGTGCGCTGGACTTGGCAGCAGAACCAGAACGCAGGCTAAAATTCCAAGCGGACGTGCAGAAATACGTGGACCAGTCGATCAGTAGCACGGTGAACCTGCCAGCGTGGGGCCATGAGCTTAACAACGAAGACACGCTTGACGATTACGTGGACTTGGTTGCGCGTTACGCGGACAAGCTGCGAGGCTTGACGTTCTACGCGGACGGTTCACGTGGCGGTCAGCCGTTGACTGCTGTGCCTTACAGCGAAGCGTCGAATCAGCAAGGCATCACGTTTATTGAGACCCATGATGTTTGCGAGATCGGTGGCAAGGGAGGTGTCTGCGGTGCCTAACAAACCCCCTGCTATCACCGAAGAATTATTGGATTACCTCGCGGAAGTTTTTCCTGACAAAGCCCCAGGCATCGAATGGAGCGAACGCGAGGTCTGGCAATCTGTTGGCGCAGTAAAAGTGCAGTCGCACTTGCGTCACCTTTACGACCAACAGCTAGCGAAAAACATGAAAGGTTAGAGCCATGTGTCTTGGCGGTAGAAACTCTGCACCCCCACCTATGCCCCCCATGCCTGCACCCCCACCGCCACAGCCCGTGGTAATCGTGCAGCCCCCAGCGGTTACACCCGCACCAACGGAAAAGATGGGGCCAACACAGCAGGCACCCGCTATGGCAGGCGGGAAGAAAGGCGTGGCGTCTCGTTCGCTGCTTATGATTAAGCGGCCAAGCAATGCTAAGGTTTCGCCGCCAATCAACACCACTGGTTACACTGGATTGAACATTGGCTAGTCCCTGCGCAGAACGGTACGAGGCGCTTGACAGTTTGCGGCGCAGCTACCTTGACCGGGCGCGCGAATGCTCAGCGCTCACGCACCCGTATCTCATCCCGCCCGAAGGCACGACAAGTGACACACGGCTCCCTACCCCGCACCAAGGCGTTGGCTCACGTGGTGTGAACAACTTGGCTGCGCGTCTGCTGCTTGCATTGTTGCCGCCAGACATGCCGTTCTTCCGGCTGGTCCCAACGGATGCGCAAGCGAAACGTTTGCTAGAAAGCAAGAAAGACCCGCAGAATCCAAGAGCGGCGACTGAGATAGACAAAGACCTGCACGCTATCGAAGACACAGTAATGTCTGAAGTTGAGCGAAGCGGGATGCGCAGCGCAATTCACGAGGCGCTTAAGCACCTGATCGTGGCGGGTAACGCGCTGCTGTACCTTCCGTCGAGTGGTGGCGTGCGTGTCTACAGCTTGGACAAGTACGTGGTCATGCGAGACGACAGCGGGAACTTGCTTGAAGCTGTAATCAAGGAAGCCGTGTCACCCGCTGTTCTTGACGAAGAAATCTTATCGTTAATTACAGTCCAGAACCCGAAAGAAAACGTGACGGTTTACACGAAGTTCTATCGGGACGGTGGCCGCTGGCACACGTATCAGGAAATCGAAGGCGTTATCGTACCGGGCAGTGAAGGTAGCTGGCCGCTTAACACGCCGCCACTGATCGCACTTCGCTGGAACCAGGTGGATGCGGAAGACTACGGGCGTGGTTTCTGCGAGCAACACCTTGGCGACTTGGATAGCTTAGAGCGTCTGTCCGCAAACATCTTGGCGGCAAGCGCAATGGCAAGCAAGGTTGTCTACGTTGTGAACCCGAACGGAATCACTGACGTAGACTCACTGGCTAAAGCAGAGACGGGCGACTTTGTTGCAGGCAACGCGCAAGACGTGGCGGTTATACAGCAAGACAAAGCCGTAGACCTAAGCATTGCAGCGCAAACGGCTAGCCAGATTGAGCAACGCCTTGGTCAAAGCTTTATGCTGTTCGATGCGATTAATCTTGAGGGACGTGATCGAGTTACCCGGCGTGAAGTTGAGCTTCAGCAACAAAACATGGAGCAAAACTTAGGTGGCGTGTTCACCCTGCTTGCCCGAGAACTGCAAGACCCACTGGCCCGTGGCCTGATCGCACGCTTGGAGAAGCAACAGCAGATCGAAAACACCAACGGGCTTGTTACCCCTACGGTTGTCACAGGAACCGCTGCGTTTGGTCGTCAGTACGACTTGCGCAACATGGAAACGCTGATGCAACTAATCGGCGCGCTGGGTGCAGACAAGATAGACACGTACGTGAACATCTCCGAGTTCATTGACCGTGCCACAACAGCGTTGGGCATTAAGTCAGACTCGCTGATTAAAACGGCTGACCAACTGCAACAAGAACAAGCAGCCGCCCAGCAACAAATCCAACAGCAACAACTTGCGAGCATAGCGCAGAGCGCAGCGCCGCAAGCAGTCAAACAGTTAGCACCACAAGAGGCGCAATAATGTCAGAGAACCAGATCAACCTGCCGTTTCCAGATCAAGAAAACACAGGGCCAACACTAGAGGAACAAGCCGCTGCAATAGATGCTGAAGAGACTACGGAAGCGCAAGCGCAAGACGATACGCCTGAGAGACCGGATTGGTTGCCACAAAAATTCAAGACGCCGGAAGACATGGCGCGTAGTTACGCAGAGCTTGAGAAGAAACTAGGCTCGAACAAGCAGCAACAAGAGGAAGCAGTAGAACAGGCAACCCAAGAGTCTGCGACCAACATGGACGGGCTGATTAGTTCTGCGGAAACTGAGTTCTTGGAGAATGGCGGCGAGCTATCGGACAGCACGTATGAGCAATTCGAAAAGATGGGCGTGCCACGTGCTGTTGTGGACCAGGTGCGTGACATGCGAGTGGCACAAGCTGAACAGACACGGCAACAGATCATCAACGAGTTTGGTGGTCAGGAAAGTGTGGACGCCATGTCAACGTTTGCTGCGCGCAATTACGATGATGGCATGATTGAGCGCTTGAACGGCATGCTAGCGAGTAACGACTTGGCAACCGTGCGGATGGCAATGAACCAAATCCGTTCTGACTTCCAAGCTCAAGCCCCAGCGCAAGACCCGACGCGCCGTGTGTCTGGCCGTAGCCTACCCGCTATCGAAGGGTTCCGCAGCCAAGCTGAAATCATTGAGGCAATCAATGACCCACGCTATCGCAACGATAATGCGTACCGTGAAGACGTTGAGCGGCGCATTGGAATGAGTAATCTGTAATGTCACAACTTCGACTCAGTGACCGTGGGCTTGCGCTGATTGCGTACTATGAAGCGGCCACGTCTATTAAACTTAGTGATGGCACGACGCCTTATCCGGGTGGGTACGATGAAGTGCCGATTAAGTACCGTCGTGTCTACATGGACACCCTAGCGCAGCCGAACGTGCTGACTGTAGGCTTGGGCATCACGACCTACGATGTTCCTGATCTCAAGGAAGGCGTGCTGTACTCTGAGGACGCCACGTGGAACATGTTCCGCGAGCATATCATTGGGTATGAGCAAGCCGTGCGTGAAGCCGTGCGCGTTAAGCTCAACCAGAACGAATTTGACGCGCTTGTTAGCTTCACCTTCAACGTTGGCATCGGCGCATTTCGTGACAGCACACTCTTGCGTAAGCTCAACAGTGGACTACGCGCAAAAGCTGCGGATGAGTTTGAGCGCTGGGTTTACGCGGGTGGTGAAAAGCTACGAGGCTTGGAAAAACGGAGGATGGCAGAACGCAACTTGTTTCTGTCCCCGTGGAAAGAGGTTCGCAAAAACGTAGCGCAAAGCCGCACAGTACAGGCTGCAACCGTCGCAACAATTGTGTCTGGAACCACTGCGCTTGCGCCTGCAATCGGTCCCGCTAATGAAATCGCAGCGTTTATTAAAGACAACACGACATTCGCATTAGTTGCGTTGGCGCTTATTTCCATGTATTTAGTGTGGGTGCGATACGACGATTGGCGAAAAGGCAAGCGTTAAGTGCAAGCAATACGGAATTTTCTAGCGGCGTTTGGTGCTGGCGTAGCCGTGGCGCTTTATCTTTTGGCGACACACCGCAGGCAGACAACGGCGATAGACAAGCAGGTACGAGGGGCTGAGCTACTTGGCAAGAAAGCTGCTGAAGCACGCGAGGAAGCTAGGCGTCTTAACGATGATGCTGTTCGTCAGCGCTTGCGCGCAAACGGATGGTATCGAGAGGATTAGGGAAAGCACGTGCAGCGCGTGGCGCTACATCTACGTCTCTCCCGCAGACACACCGCTGACCCAGCGGAGTGCATTAGAGAACAACCTTAGTCGTCAAGCGTACTGCGGAGACTAAGACGAGCGGCCCCGCAAGGGACAACCGCGCACACCCCCAAATCACGGCCCGGCCCTTCGGACAACCGTTTCAGTTTAACGGCCATTCTTAGGAGTCATCGAAATGGCTAATGCTACTCCGGCGCATCTTGGTATCAAGAATGCCGCTGACTGGTCTGCTGCAACTTATGCGGACCGCAATGAACTTTTCCTTAAGGTTTTTGGTAACGAAATCCTTGCAACCTTTAACGCGGCAACTGTCCTGCGTGAGCGCACCCGTGTGCGTACGATTGAGGCAGGTAAATCCGCAACCTTCGCAGCTATCGGCAAGACCGTGGCTGAGTACCACACGCCAGGGACGGAAATCCTAGGTAATAATGTGAAGCAAGACGAAGTAGTTGTCACTATAGACGACATGCTAATTGCACACACATTTATCTCAAATTACGAGGAAGCAAAAAATCATTACGATGTTCGCGCTGAGTTCTCTACCCAAATGGGTCAGGCACTTGCGCAAACTTATGATCGCAACCTCTTCGGCATGGCTGGCTCTAAGGTTATCACCCCGTCGTCTGCGGGTATTGCTGACCAAGATGTAGCTGAAAAGATTGATCTTGATACTGACGCGGCTGGTGCAACCAACACCACGGCTAACACCACGTCCGACATCATTGACGGTATCTACTTGGCTGCACAGAAGTTTGCTGAAAAGAACGTCGCAGGTGAAATCAACTGTTTCGTACCACCAAAAGTGTATTACGCGCTGGTACAAAACGACAAGATTCTGAACCGGGACTTTCTGACCGCACCAAACGGTGACTACGCAAACGCTAACGTCCTGCGTGTTGCTGGCATGCCAATCATTATGACCAACAATATGGCGGTCAACCACGGCGCGTCTGCAAACACGGCAAAGTACCCTGACTTCCAGTCGAAGTACGGTTCCAACATGTCTAATTTCTTGGCGCTGTGTATGCACCGAGAAGCACTTGGTACTGTTCAGCTTATGACTCTGGCAACAGAGGCTGAGTATGATATTCGACGCCAAGGACAACTTGCAGTTGCACGTATGGCAGTAGGACATGGTATTCTGCGAGAAGAAGGCATCATCGGCATTACAGGAACGTTCTCCTAAAGCCGCTTAAGGGTGGGCCTTCGGGTCCACCTTTTTTTCACAGACAAGGTACGGACCATGAGCTTAGCCATTATTGCAAGCACGGAGCTTGAAGCAGTCAACGCGATACTGAACAACATTGGCGAAACCAGTGTATCGAGCTTGGAAGACGAAACGCTTGTCGACGCATTGATGGCGCGCAGCTTGCTCACTAACGTTAGCCGTGAGTTACAAACTAAAAGCTGGCACTGGAATACCGACCTTGAGCGCAAAATGTTGCGCAACAATAAAGGCGAAATCGTTCTGCCCACGAACACGATGATGGTGGAACCCGCAGGGCAAGACAAAGGACTGGCTCTAGTGCAGCGAGGCCGTAGGCTCTACGACCGCAGCAAGCACACGTACAATTTTGACAAGGACATTACCGTTAACCTTACCGTTAGCTTACCGTTTGACGAAATGCCGGAATCAGCGCGCCGCTTTGTTACACTGCGTGCAGCGCGAATGTTCCAAGAGCAAACGATCAGTAGCGAAAGCTTGGCGCAGGGCGACCGCATTGACGAAGCGATTGCGTACAGCACGCTTATGACAGAACACCTACGCGTCAGTGGGTACAGCATGCTCACTGGTAGCACCACAACACGCAGCGTTACCTGGCGACAGGGAGTTTAATCGTGCCGCTTATCTCAGACACAATCCCAAATCTAACTGGCGGTGTCTCGCAGCAGGCAGACAACTTGCGGTACAGCAACACAGCGGAAGCGTGCGAGAACGCGATGCTTAGTCCGGTGACGGGCATGCAGAAACGCCAAGCCGCTGAGTGGCTGGGCGAAATGCACCCGTACGGTACGACAAGTGACTTGGTGCTAGACGATAAGGCTGCGGTGCACTGGATTGACCGAGACGCTACGGAACACTACGCGCTAACCGTAGACAGTAACGGGCTGCGTGCCTTCGATGCTGACACCGGGCAAGCGTTGCGGGTCGAAGTGGACGATAGCGCCTCAACCGACTACCTGACTAGCGGAACGACTGACTATGCTCAAAGCCTACGGTTCGCGACCGTGGCTGACACGACGTTTGTGGTCAACCGGAACGTGACTGTTTCTGGCGGTGAGAACCGTAACTTCGAAGCCCACCATTTTGCCACTTATCCGCAACTATCTTACGACACGGAACGCGGCGGTGGCGGTGGGGATGACGGTAGCTCTAGCCCAAACTACACGGCGCAGCGTAGTACGCTAGGCGGGCCGGTCTTCCGCATTCAGATAAGTAATTCAGTCCTAAACCAAAGCAGCGGCCAACAGTGGGGGTTTCAAGTTGACAATCGTAATATTGCAATCGGTGCTGTCTCTAGTAATACAACGTCGTTAAGCAGCTTTTTTACCTCGCTTTCCGTGACGTTCACTGACCGCGCTAACGCGGATGCAACTCGACCCGATACAGGTGCGGCAGCTAACGTCAACCAATACACTTACTTCATTATTCCAACTGTGGGGTCATACACAAACGCACCACAACTTCTTGCGCAAATGCTGCAAAGAAGTATTACGTCCGCAGGTACATACAGTTTGTCGCCAAATGACTTGCTTGCAGGGCCATTCTTTTCAACCACGTATGTCGATCACCAACAAAATTCATACATTGATTATACGATTAAGTCGCGCACCGCTGGCGCTTATGGGCCGTCTTCAAGCAGGCCAACAGTAAACGGGCGCACGTTGACCTATGATTTAAACATTAACGCAACAACGGGTAAGCTAGAAATATCCGACGACAACGGTGCAACGTATCGACTTTTGCGCGTAAACGACCACCCTACGCTCCACAGTTATGCTGGCGATGCTATCCGGCCTCATGCTAATCCTGACATTGATTTTGGGAACCTTTCGCCTGGGGGTGGGTTAAGCGTACACTCAATAGCTGGAAGTGCATTTAGCAACACTGGAATTGCTAGTGGGTCAGGGCTGACCACTGCTGAAGAAACGCTGCTAAACGATATTATCTTTGTTGTCGCAGGAGAGCATTCTGCGAGCGATTGGCTTGGCCCCAACGTCTTCCCTGATGTGCAGCCTTGGTCAGTCGCTACTCTGACTCACACAGTTGTAAACACAGGTAACAACTTTCCGTCAGTCGGCACATTCCAAGACCTAGCCGCCCTTAGCACAGGTGGTCCCGGCTCAGGAACAGCGGCACCGGGAGCTGTAACGCTTGTGGGGGGTGACATTGGTGACAGTGGGTACTACGTTCTTGCCGATTACAATCAAGAAAAGTACGTGGAGACCTATCAGACACCGTACATTTTGGATGAGGGTACCCTTCCGCATAAAATCCAGCGACTGTTTGAAGAGGACGGTACGCCATATTTCACGTTGACCCGCCACCAGTATGCCCCGCGTATTTCTGGCGATAGCGACAGCAACGCAGTACCTTCGTTTGTTGGCTCTACGATCAATGACGTTTTTGTTCACGGCGGTCGCCTTGGTTTTCTCGCGGGAGAAAATATAATTTTGAGCGGGACTGACTACGGACAGACTACAAACTTTTTTCGCTCAACGGTTGTGCAGTTACTAGATGACGACCGGATTGATCTAAACGCTTCGACGGGCGACGTGGCAAAGCTTAACTACGCCGCCCCGTTTGCAAACACGTTGCTTCTGTTTAGCGAGCGCGCTCAATATCGCTTGGTGTCTAGTGGCGCACTAACCCCAGCAACAAGCCTTATCCAGCAGACAGGCGCTCACGCTACGTCACTGCTTGCGCGGCCACAGCGCGTCGGCAAAAGCGTATTTGCAGCAGTAAACGACGTTGAACGTACGACAGTGCGAGAGTTCCGCGCTGACATTGATACGGACATTTTGGAAAGTAACGAGGTCACTACGCAAGTCCCTAAGTACATTCCTAGCGACGTGCACAAGCTGGCGTACAGCGCAAAGAAAAACATTCTTATTGCGCTATCGCATACGAATACGAATTGTTTGTACGTGTACAACTATTACGACGCAACAAACCAACGTTTGCAGAGTGCGTGGAGTAAGTGGTTACTTGAAGACGACACGCGCATTGTTAACGTTGAGGTACTTGAAGACTACCTGCATCTTATCTGTGCTGTACGCGTGCCGGATTACGTCAAGACGCTTGAGCTAGACAACAGCACCGGGACGAACTTTGGCGCGTACCAAGAGAGGACGCATATGGTGCGCATCCCGCTCAATGAAATCACAGAGGTGAATCCTAAGTCGTTCCCAGTTCTTGCTGATTTTCGAGTGACGCGTGCGCAATGTATTAACGTTGAAGGTGACAGACAGGACAGCGCCGACGGGGTAAGTCAAGCTAATCAAAACGCGTTTGCGTACAGCACTAGTTCACTAAGCAGCAGCAATTTGCTTGCTATCCCGCTTCCTGATGGCTTGGACTTTAGTGTTGTTGAGCTTCCGTACAAAACAACAGCGACAGACATTCGCACAATCTTTACGGACGCAGCAGCATACGGCGTCGGCACTCCGTTGGTTGCGGCGTTGAACATTGAGATTGACAGCGCAAGCAGTCAGGCAGCTCTAGCCGCAGCGACGGGAACGTTCTTGGCAAGCCCGACGCAGGCAAATGCAGACGCGATAAACGCAATCGTTGTGAACACAGACAACACAAAGGTCATTGTTATAGGGCGTTTGGACGGTGTGTTCCTTACGCCGGAAGACAGGGTGCTGAACAACATCACGACAGCAGTTACGCCAGACTTTGTGATAGGCAGGGCGTACACGCTGACCTACGAGCAATCGCCAATCTTCTATAAAGCAGGTGAGTCTAACGTTGGAAAAACCGACGCACGCTTACAACTTCGGTACTGCACCGTAACCTGTGATGACACTAGCTCGTTTGACGTAGAGGTTACAGCGGACGGTAGGCAGGCGCGTAAGTACGACTACGAGGCTTTTAAACCGGGTGTTGCAGACTTTTCGTTAGGCACGCGACGGTTCGCGTCTGAAAGCTTCCGGTTCCCTGTGTTCGCGCAGAACCAAAAGTGCAAGATTGTCTTTAAGAACAGTACGGTCTTGCCAAGCACGTTAACGTCACTTGAGTGGCAAGGGTTTGTAAGCCCGAAGGCTGTGAGTGTGCGATGACGTTTGAGATTGTACCCGCTAAGCAGCACCACGTTCACCACGTCGCAAACAACTTGCGGGAACCTGATCTTGTCGAGGCGCGTTACGTGAACAAAGACGTGCCACCAGTCGAGCAAGTTGAAACAAGCGCAGAAAACAGCAGCATTTTGCTGGCCGGGGAAGCGGACGGTACGCCTGTAGCTTTGGCTGGCGTGGTGCGTACAGACCAAGACGAAGTTGGCGTTGCATGGATGGTGACAACCGATTGGGTTTACGACCACGCCACAACATTTCTGCGCCGCAGTGGTGACGTGCTTGAGCAAATGTACGAACACGGCGATTGGCTTACCTTCGTCAACCTAGTGCACACAAGCAATCAGCTTCACGAACGTTGGCTGACGTGGCTTGGCGCACAGTGGCACCCTAAGATTCAAAAGTGGAACGGCGCTTACTTCAAGGCCTTCTACCTGCACCGCGAGGATTTACGGCATGTGCACCGCAGTAGCTAGTTTTATCGGCCCGGTCATGAACCTGGCGATGGCTGGGCAGCAAGCCCGTCTCGCTGGGCAACAGCGTGCGCTGGCTGACAAGCAAGCAAGCGTTGAGCGTCAAATGCTGCTTGAGCAATACGCTGCGCAGCAACGGCAATACGAAACCAACAAGAAACTGGCTCTTGATAGCTTCGCGCTACAGCAAGAACAGATTGACGAACAAACAGTAGAGAACGTCAAAGAGGTACAGCGCCAAGCGTTTGACCAGTTAGTTGCAGCACGTAACGTGCGCGGCACAACGCAAGCAACAAACGCCACGCTGGGTAGGTCAGGTGTTTCTGTGCAAGACACAATTGCTGCAATCAACGCAGAGAGCGGACGCAACGAAAACCGTCTGGCGAACCGGGCAAAGGCTATGCGGCGCTACGGCCAAGCACTTAAAGAGCAAGCGCGTGACGAGACCACTGCGCGTATTGCTAGCGTCTTGGAGCCGCGTATGTCGCCAGCACAAATCCAAGCGATTGAGGTGCGCAGACAAGCCGCTTACATCGGCGCGCAACAGACGCAGCTACAGGCATTTGGTACGGCAATCGGCGCAGTAACCGGGTTCACCAACGCGTTTACAAACATCCAAAGCTTGCAGTCGCAGCGCAGCACTATGCAGCAAAGTAGCGCCATGACCATGCAGGGCTTGAACAACCAGATGCAGTACAATCAAGCAAACGCCGCGCTGGGTACGGCCATGACAAACGTGGCAGCGCGCAACCTTCTTAACTTCAATCCATACGGGCGGTAACAATGGTTGAATTTATCTCTCCAATCAATCCTGGTGCAGCACCCGTTGCACGGCGTGATAGCTACTTCCGCCCATTGCTTGACGACCGTGAAGCCAGCGCATTGGGTGAGCTTGCGCAGGCATACGGGCAACTGCGGCGCGCAACAGGTTCGTTAGCGGATAGCTACGGAGCGCTGGGCCAGCGGTTCAATCAGCTGAGTGGCGCGATTATGGAGAACCAGCGCGAGCAACTGCGTGGCGAACAGCGCCAGAAAGACTTGCAGATTCAACAGAAGCGCTTGGACCTGCAAGAACAGCGTAACGCATTCGCTTTGCAGGCGGACAGGGAGCGCTTGCAGCTAGCCGTTCTGCGTGAGCAAGACGCGGACATTCGCGACCAGCTTAGCGCTGCTGAAGAATTCAGCATTATGAACGCACAAGGCAACAACGCTGCGTTTGCCTTGGGCGAAAGCGTGATGGCTGGCTTGGGTGCGTTCCCAACGGTCAGCAACGATATGTCGCAAGGCGGCGTTACCGTGCACAACACGGACATTGCGCCTGACCTTTACAGTGCAATCGAGCAAGCAGGACGCACTAGCGGTGTGAACTACACCGTTACCCCAGCGGCAACACCAGGCAGTACGCAATACGCTGCGCTGGGTGAGCAAGTTGGCGTCAACACCCCAGCGAACCTTGAGCTTAATAACCCTGGCTTTATCAACTGGATTGCCGACGCGCCCGAAAGCGTGAAGCAAAAAGCCTACGACGTGTTTGGTGCGGACATTGTGTCTAACGGCACGGACCTGCTGAACCTGGACAAAGTGCAACGTGCCGTGCCTGCGTTCAAAAGCATGGAAGATGGCGTGCGCTATATGGGCTTCTGGGCGCAGTATCGTGGCGTCAGCGAAGGCTCCGTTGACCAAGCAGTGCGCCAGTGGTTTGGGCTTAATCTTACTGGCCCGGTTGAAGACACAAAGTTTGACGACGAAGAAAGCCGCCAAGCCACACTGCAAGCTTACAGGGACCGTCTAAGCATCATGCGCGACTTTGGCTTGGATGCAGACGCAGTGTTGTCTGACACGGCGGCAAAAGCTGCATTTGTGCAAGGCACTATGCGCGCTGAAATCAGTGGGTACAACACAGACAAAATCTTTGAAGCCTTGCCCAACATGCCTTGGGGTCAACTGTTCAGCGAAGGACAAGCGGCTTTTAAAACAGGCAAGCTTGTTCGCAATACCGCAGGGTCCGCTGAGATTTTTGCAGGTAGTCGTGAGGCGTACGACCTTAAGCCTAACCAAATGCGGATTAGCTTGGACTTCAACAGCACGCCGGGAGCAAGTGGCGCGCTTGTTGTCATTCCCCCCAGCGCTACGCCGCAGCAGACAAAGCAAGCCAAGGCGTACGTGGACGGTGTGCAGAAACTTTTCCAAGAATTTGGGTATGAAGGTTACACGCTGAGCCAAGGCAACGGCATACAAGTAAGCGGCGGGGGCAACCGTGGGCTTAGCAACACGATTCACACTGAGCCATTCTTTGCCGAAGACCCGATGGCCGTGCAAATCTTTATGCTGCCCGAGTTCCAAAAGCGGTACGCAAACCTGCTGATGCGCACGCTCGGTGCAATCGACGGGGCGGTAATCATGGCTCCGCACGAGGAAGGGCGCGAAGGTGCAGTGATGAACGTAGATGGTAACATCATCACGGAACGGCAGTTTGCGTTGGATACACTTATCCCTAACCTGCAAGCAATGCGGCAAGAGGGGCTACCAGGGAACAAGATTAACATTGCCGCAGACGACGGTGCGCGCCCGTTGGCAATGGACGGTTCTGACCCTAGCGGAAACGTAGCCGTGCAAGCGCTGGAAGGTTACGGCGTGGCAGTGAACGGCGGCGAGAGCGGAGACGCTATGACCGTTGGCTTCACAGATGACGCGGTTGCCGCAGCGCTTCAGACACAGCTAGGCGCTGACTACGCTGAGTGGTTTGCCGAAGACGGTTCAGCAAGCGCAGCGGTGGACGCAGTGCAAGCCGCAGGCGCACAACTTCGCGCTGAGTTGAACATGTATCGCAACATCATCGAAAGCAACACGGGCGGCAAGATTGACGAACAGTCGTTCCGTAACCTGCCCCACGTGCAGCGCGCCTACCAACGGTTTTACAAAGCGTTCGACAACGTGCAGTCCAGCATGCTCAACGCAGCGTTCCAAGACGCCAAAAACGAAATCAAGCTTAACTACGAGTACGCTGAACAAACTAAAATCATTCCGTTTATCGAAGACTTAAGCGGCAGCGAAATGAACCAACTGATTGCTAGACACGGCGAGCCAGTGGAAGTGTTCAAAGCGTTAATATCTAGCGAAAGCGGTTTAAGCATTGAAGAGATTGAAACGCATTTAGAAAACGGTGATCTTGCAAAACTGAAAGCGTGGGGTACGTTCACAGAAAAGCTTAGAGCTACTGCAAGAGAAAATAGTGACAATTACGCTATCAACGCAGTGCAAGTGGAGGTGCAAAGCGCAGACAAACGAGGTGAGACAAAAGCTGAGGCACTGTTGCGGCAACGGCCAATCGACATCAAAAAGTTTACATTAGATTTGCTTGGCGACTTGGAGTCTTACAGCGCGCTTTCAGAATCTACTGAGCTTAATGGCGCTCAGCTAAATGATTTCACGCAGAAGCTAGGCACTTTGCAAGAAATAATGAGTAGCAAAGCCGTTACCGATTTGTTTGGCAAAATTCAGACGGGCAACGGGGGTAACACCTTGTTCCAAGATGCAGCAGACGTTCTAGAAACTGTAGGCGACTATCAAGAAAAAGCACTTAAGGAAACTTTTAACGCGGAACGTTTTACACAAGCTGTGACAGCCAACGGACCACTAGCGCCGTACGAAGTGTTAAGACAGGGAGAAGACGGGAAGCTTCGCACTGTCTTTAAAACCGAATTGTCTGCGGAAAAAGCAGCACGCAATCAGCTTTTAAATGAGCAAGCAAACGCAGCGTTAGCAAAAGAAGACGCCGGAATGTTGCGTGGTGTATTTGAGCAAGCGCAATCGTGGGGCATGCCGGGATACGGTGCGAAACTGCTAGATCAGCTTAACATCGAACCGGATGAACTTGGGCGCATGGACATGGGCCAGTTTAACCTGATCGTAGAGTCTGCGCTGAGCGCAAACGTTGACATTGTTGAGACGTTCCAAGGCGACCCGTTGGCTGCACTTGCCGCGATGCGGGTACAGCAAGAGGGTGGTACTTTTGCAGACGCCGCGCTCGCAATCGACTCCATAGTGCAGAACAACATTGGGCAAGATACTTTGCAGTTCATCACGGACTTGCAGATTGGTGGCGTAGAGCCGCAGCTTGCCGACGTAGTGCGGCTGGAAGTTGTTACGCAAGCCGCAGAGCTTGGGCTGTTTGGGCGCAGCGCGGAAACACAGCAGAAAATCGCTAAGCTAACAAACGACGCGATGAACAAGACGCTTAAAACCAAGAGCATTACAATCGCAGACTCAAGCGGCGTGTTGTTCGACAACTTGTTAACTGATGTATCTGCCCGGTGGGTTAACAAAGACCGCAACATGCTTTCACCAGTCGGTGACGCGCTATCAGGCATCAACGAACGCGTTTTTGGAACGCAAGATGTTTACGAAAAGAACGTGGCGCGCATTGTGGCTGGCGTTTTTGTTGAGAACTTTCGCGGACCACTTGAGGAAGCAGGGCGCAAAGACGCCATGAATGGCATTTTGGACAGCCTAGTTATTGGCAATCAGTCTGCCTACATCGCTGAGTCGCCTAAAAGCTTCATTGCACGCAACGTTTTAGTTGAAGGCAAGGAAGGTGTACCCGGCATTCAAGGGTTTGCACACTTTGACTTAGAGGACGCTGGCAGCACACGCGTCAACATCATGGGACAAGACGGAACCAGCGCGCCTGCGTACTTGTTGAACAACACTAAGAGCTTTGATAAAAACTATACGCAGCGGTTGCAGGCTACCGTGCAGCTAGCGGACGGGCGTGACTTTGTTGTGGACTTAGACCCAAAAGACTTGCAGCCGATGCTGGGCGCGCAAAGCGTCGTAAGCTTGACGGGTTCTAACATTCTCAACAGTGAGCTTACACAGACGCGGCGGATTGGTATGGAAAGCTCAATCGACACCGGGTCCATGATTGCCTACACGGTTCCCGAACAAGTCCTGCTTGACGCCTTGCCTGACGAAGCAACAGGCGAAATTAGCACAATCGACTTTTCGTATCAGTACGCAATGGGCAGTGAGACCGCAGCGTTTGCTGTGTCGCGTGCGTTGATTGACGAAGCAATTCACAACACGCAAGCGCAAAGGGTTAGCCAATGACGTGGGTTAGTCAGTACGGGTACAAAGACCAGACCAACGAACAGGGTTTCGTAGGTGGGGTTGCTAGGTCTATGCAGTACGGCACCACGGCAAACGTCGTGCGCGCCTTGAACCTTAATCACGCACGCGAGCAAAACTTCACGCAGCGCTTGATTGCCCAACGCGCTAACCCTTTCGCACAGCCAGCCGAAGAAACAGACGAACTGTACAACTTAGCGGCAAGCGTAGCGAGAGACCTTAATCTTAGCCCAACGCAATTCAATGAGTTGCGCAGGGATACTCGGTTCCTTGCTAACGGAAAGTACGCCACGTTTGAGCAAGACGTGCGGGACCAAGGCGCGTACATTGCGAAGCGCGACAAGACAATGGAAGGGGTTGGCGTTGGTGCTTCACTTGTCGCTGGCTTGCTGGACCCCGTTGACTTGGGCGTAGCCGTTGCAACAGGTGGCACGGTAGGCGCATTGTCGAAAGGTGCGCGGCTTGCAAACTCTACGTCTTTTATAGGGCGGAAGCCATTTACGGCAGGCTTTGGTGCTGAAGCTGCTGTAGAGCTTGGCATGCAGCCAGGTCGCAGTGCGCTGAGCGGTCAGAACGAAATGGACGTGGCAAGCATTGTGGCAACCGGGTTGTTTGGCGGCGTGGGTAGCAGCATGATTGCAGCGTCTACGAGCAAGCAACTGCGCAACCTTGAGGCAGTCGCAGCGCTTAACTCAACTGAGCGTTCTGTTGTGCGCCTTGTTAACAGCGCAAGCGCAGGGGATGCGGCAACGCAACCTGTCCGCGTCTTCGGCCAAGACACTTTCTTAGGCAACGTTTACGAGTGGCTTAGCCCCCGGCGCAGCGCGCAGATGAGCAAGCTTGGTGAGGTCAGTGAGACTGCCCGGTTGCTTGGTGGCATTCTGCAAGAAACTGACGACGGAGTTATTCGTGCGGGTGCACCTGAGTTTGAAGCAGAGGTGCGCTTGTTTGACGCTGAAGACGCGCTGGGCCTTGAGCAACTGCGGCAAAGCATGGCGGACGCGCTGACGGACACAGGGATAGACGAAGGTGACTTCCTCGTAGCAATTGAGCGCACGCGTCGATTCCGTAACTTGGGCAAAGAAATCACAGCCGATGACTTGCGGATGGAACCCGAAGTGTTTGCCAAGCTTAAGCCACAGATTGACGAGGCGGCTGACCACTTAGACAAATTCTACGAGAAAAAACGCGCACAGATGGTGGAGAGTAACATCTACCAAAGTGACATTCTCACCGAACTAAACGGCCAAACGTACAACAAACGGGCGTTCAGTCATCGCAACATAATGCTACTTGATGACCTGCTTGAGCGCGAAAAGATGCACAAGCTTATCACAGGCGCAATCGTGGCAAAGCAAGGACTGCCCAAAGAATACTTGGCGCGCAAGGTTGCGCTGGGTGACGTTAAACTTGATGGCGTGCGCATTGACGATTTCGGGGATGGCGCAACGATTGAGTTCAAGACAGACTTTATTCTCAAGAACTACGACGCAGAGATTACGGCCAAGGCTCAGACGTACATGAACCGCCTTGGGCGCGCATACTACGACAACGTTGTGGACCGGGTACGCAACGCACGGGAAGGTCGGATTGATTACTTCACGAGCGACGACCTAGAGGAAGAAATTGTTGAGGCGTTGCTGCGGGAGTTCAAGTCTGACGCAACCGACGTTGAAGCCGCAGAAATGGCAGAGCTTGTCACAAACATTCTAGTGCGCAAGCAGCGTCCAAACAGCAAACGGCCAGACGCAGACTTTTTAAACAGCAAGCTAGGGCTAGACGACACGTTCAGTATGTCATTGCGTGAGCTTGGGTTTAGCAACGCCGACGTGACGCGATTGTCAGCAAGCTTAGACGAAACGCTGGGCAGCAGTCGTATCAGCAAAGGCGACCGGATTAGCTTTGAAGACCTGATCGTAAGTGACGCGCTGAACCTGGCTAACTCTGCCCGTTGGGGTGCGAACAGACTAAGCGTGCTGGGCAAGCGCGGCATTCTAAAAGAAGACGACACCGTAGCAACCAAAGTGCGGCGAATGCGCAAGCAGTTTGAGGACTATAAGGAAAAGGCAAAGAAGCGCGGGACGAGCGCTAAGACAATCCAGCGTGAGAAGCATCGTGTTAATCGCGGCATCTTTGACTTGATGACTGCGGCAGGGCGCAACCCGAACCGGGCGTACGACGAAATGATTGACGTTGACCCCGTAACGCGCAGCCAAGTAGCAGGCTTCGATTCTGCATTCGGACAAATCACCAACGGTGCACGCAACCTGACGACCGCAGTGTTCCTGCCTCAAGTGATGTTCGCGCAGATTCCTGAGTTTGTGCAGGTAGCTTCAACGGTAGGGTTAGGCAATGCGAAGTTCTGGAACGAAAACTTCAGTGTGCTTAGCGATCTTAAACGCGCAAACAAAACTGGAAAGTTTGACACGCAGACAGCGGAAGACATGGTGTTCGTGGCTGGGATTGACCCCACTAACTCGCTGTTCCGCTTTGACCGCCCTGATCTAAACATGCGTGCGGAAGGTCAGACAAAAGCTGCGCAGTTTTACAACATGACAGGTAGGGCGCGAGAGTTAAGCATGGCGCTGAACTTATTGAAGCCTATCACTATGTTAATGCGTGCGTTAACGTATAGGCGCAGCGTTGCTAACCTGTTCAAAAGCGCTAACGGCAAGAACAATCCGTTTGATGAATATGACCTTGGCGTCATTATGAACTTGCCCGACGGACCACGCCGGGACTTAGCGTACGATCTTATCAAGCGGTTCGCAGAGGTAGACGCAGACACAGGCACCGTGCGCAGCCTGCGGACTGACCTTTGGCACGACGTGAGCGACGAAGCGTCCATGCTAGCCGACGACCTTGAGCTACGACTCAACGAGTTTGCGCACAGGCTTGTGCAAGAAAGCAGCATGGGTATGTCCCCGGCGATGCTGCAAGGTGGCCTGATGAAATACTTTACGCAGTTTATGACGTACAGCTTGAACGCGTTTGAGAAGCAAGCTGTACCGTTGAACGCCAGGGTGCGCAGTGGCAACGCAAAGAAAGCGCGGCTGATTCTGTACGGGGGCTTGGGGGCGAGCATGATGATGTACCTAAGCAAGCTGTACGTCAGCACGGCAGGAATGAGTGAAACCAAACGACGCGAGCGGTTTGAAAAAGGTTTGCACCCGGCACGTGTCGCGCAGATGAGCATTAGCTACATTCCAGCGATGGCCGCACCTATGACATTCGTTGCACCAATGTTGCAAATCATGAGCAACGCTGGGCAAGACACGCAGCTTAGTCGTGGTGCCATTCCCACGGCCCCTACCCTGCAAGCCGTAACGGGGCTGTTAGACAGCATGCAAGGCGTCAAGCGCCTTATGACTGGCGACCCGACAGAGTATTCGACTACGCAGCTCATGCGTTATATAACTATGGGTGCGAGCCAGCTTCCATACGTGGTGCCATTTACCAATTCAGCATCCGCTGTAGTGGCAGGTGAGGCACCGTCTTTTGGCCCTAATGCCATGACACCAGCAGAGGAACAGTAACATGGCCTATACGCCAAACACTTACAGCACAGACGGAAGCGTGCGCGACTTTAACATCACGTTTCCTTTCCTGCGGGAGAGCGACGTACGCGTAACTGTATTCGATAGCGTAGGAAATGAGTTATCGAACACGGCGGACTACGACGTAGCGATTCAGAAACCAGACGCAACCTTTCAAATTCGCGTCGTCGCATACGGGACGATCAACAACGTAGATGGCGGCACCGCTTTAGCATCCGGTTACACTGTTACGATCAGCCGCGTTACGGACATATCAACGCTTATCACTGTGTTCCAAGATGGCGCATCACTGCGTGCGGAAGACATTAACGCGCTGATCTCGCAAATTAACTACGCGCTTGAGGAATTCGGGCAAAACACTACGACTGCCCTGGGCAAGAACATTACGCAAACGGCGTGGGACGCAACGAACCTGCGCATTACGAACCTCGCGCAGCCGACAGCCGACAACGACGCAATCCGCAAGGTAGACGTGGACAGCGGCATTGGGCCTGACATTACGACCGTGGCAGGCATTGCGGCAGACGTAACGGCTGTTGTGGCAGACCAAGCAGACATCGGGGTAGTGTCGGCAAACCTTAGTGGCTCTGACACGATTGGCACCGTGGCTGGCTCTATCGCAAACGTGAACACGGTGGGCGGCTCAATCGCCAACGTGAACGCTGTAGCAGCCGACGAGGTTGACATTGGCGTTGTCGCGACGGACCTGAGCGGGTCAGACACAATCGGCACCGTGGCCGGAATCGCCAGCGATGTGACAACAGTGGCAGGCATCAACGCTGCTGTTTCGAACGTGTCGAGCATTTCAGCCGACGTGACAGCCGTGAACGCTGACGAAGCTGACATCGGTGTTGTCGCCGCAGACCTTAGCGGCTCAGACACAATCGGCACCGTGGCTGGGTCTATCGCAAACGTGAACACGTTGGCCGCGCAAGACAGTAACATCACGACCCTGACGCAAGCGGCAAACCTGACCGCCTTGCAGAACGCGGCAACGAACGCGGCAGCGGCAGAGGCGGCGCTTCAAGCCTTTAACCGGACGTACCTTGGTGCGTACAGCGCGGACCCGAGTGCGGACGGTAACGGCGATCCGCTGACCGATGGCGACCTGTACTACAACACCACGTCAAACAATCTGAAGTTCTACGACGCTGGCAATACCGTTTGGGTGACACTGAACAACAGCGTGCAAGTCAACGCAGCGGCTACGCTGGGCGCAACTGGTGACGTTACCTTTGCAACAGGCCCGTCCTACCAAGACTTCCTAATGCGCGACAACAGCAACCCGGCGCAGTGGGTGAACGTCAATCCAAGCACCGTAAAGTCAACACTGGCTATTGCAGCCGGGGACGTGTCGGGCCTCGGCACCGCAGCAGCAGCGGCGACGACCGACTTTGCCACGGCAGCGCAAGGCACGACAGCCGACGCAGCCCTGCAACCGGGCGACGTTGTAGACAACCTCACCAGCACTAGCACGACCGCACCGCTCAGCGCAGCCCAAGGCAAGGCGCTGCAAGACGACAAGGCCGCATCCGGCTTTGCCATCGCAATGAGCATCGTATTCTAAAAGGAACAGACCCATGCCTAACATTACCGCTGTTACAGACCTACAGGGCAAGACTGAAGGCACTGCTACAATCACAACTGAAAGCAACATCGTTGCGGTTACTAACGCGAACCACACCTACAAAGTCAACGCTATCTTGCTTGCTAACGACAGCACATCGGCGGCAGCAGAAGTGGACGTGCAGTTTCATGACGGAACTACCGGGTTCACGTTTGTTAACAACGTCAGCATCCCGGCTAAAGCCAGCTTGGACGTGCTTTCATCGCCCATGTACGTCAACAATAACGAAACAATCAAAGTTACCGCGACATCCGCAGTGACAGCCGTTGTGTCTTACGAACTGATTGACGTGACGTAAGCCCATGAGTCGCAAAAACAAATACATCGGCGGCATCATCGGGGCGGACCCGTTGCCTAGCGGCTCACCGCGTCCCGGCGTGTCAAACCTCGGCGGTCTCAGCGCGGACAACGCTTTCGAAGCTCCAAGCCTCGACCTGAGCTTCGACGGTCAACTCAGCAGTTTCCGGCGGACATCGACAAGCCCGACTGCGCCGAAAGCCAACGGCGACCAGCTCGCGACCGAGATCGTGTCGCAGGGCAAGACGGGGACCGTGCAGTCGAAATATATGGGGCCACACGGCAAGCTCATTAACGGGTACGTGGAGAACCTCGTGCCTCATTCCACCGATTTCTCCACGGCGGCGGGATGGACTCATGTCTCTAGCCCGTTTCTCACGACTGGACAGGCGGACCCGTTTGGCGGGACGAGCGCTACGACGATAAAGGACGACACGAGTACCGCGTTTTCACGTATTGAATGCACGGTCTCTAACGTTAGTAACCTCGTGTTCACTGCGAGCCTTTTCATCAAAAAACAATCGAACACAATCACAGATCAGGTCTGTCTCCTGCGTTTGAATACTGGAGGAACAAGCCCCGCTGGCGTTCTTGACCTGCAAATCAAGCCACAAGACGGTAGTTACAGCTTGATCGACAAAAATTCAACGCAACCTCCTATACTTGAGGCGACCCGCGAGGATTTTGGTGATTGGTGGCGTTTCAGCATAACGGTGGGTGATCCAGCCTACACAAGTTACAAATATCAGTTTTTCGTAGATGTGGGCACGAGTTTCGTTACTGCGAGCGGCAGTTACGACAGTGCTGGCACTGGCGCAGTGACAATCTCCGGCGCACAGTTTGAGGTCGCGGGGTCGCCGAGCCAGTACGTCTCCAGCACGGCCAGCCCAGCCCAAGTCCCCCGCGTCGAGTTTGACGCCTCCGGCAACCCGCTGGGTCTACTGGTCGAGGAGGAGCGGACGAACTTGATGACTTCCACTGACAACGTGGGGGGGACTGGGGCTGGCTACTTCATCACCTCGGGCGGTTTTACGGTGACTGACGACCACGGCACAGCGCCAGACGGGACTTCGCAAGCAAACAGGCTCGCCTTTGGTGGAGGGTCTTTCAAACAAGTGAAC